AATATGAAATTTATCAAAAAGCAAAAAGCAAATACAAATCATGAATGGTTTGTACAAAATATAGAATGCATTCGTATTTTGATTTTGCTTACTAGGTCAAGGGTAATACTAGGACCTTGACCTAGTAAGCAATTCGGCTACGCCTCATCGGAATCTTCTAAGCATCTTCATAGTGGTAGTCAATGACATACTGCATATTGACAGCTCTACTACCAGTACCAATTGGGGCACCAGATGCAAGAACATACTCAACCATGCAAAACAATCCTCTCGTAGTAGGAACTGCAGTAGTATCCTGAAAGTTCACCATCTGAGGATAATGCTTAGTCAAATCAAAACTGAAATTGCAATTCAGCTTGAAATCATTGTTAGCAAAAAACTGCTGAATAGCAGCTGCACCAGTACCATTGCCGGAAGCGAAGCCCAACTTGAAAGTCTTAGTCGCCAATACACGATAACGATCGGTATTAACTGGACTCCACATGTCCGCCAAATCCGAAGAAAAGCTACGAGACGTGCTGCCATCTTGAAAGAAATCATTGGAAGACAATGGAGTAGGCACAGCCGTCACATCAGTCTTATCGTAAAAAATCCACATCTTGATCTGGTTCGGCTGGGGATTCGGATTGGTGATCGCATCGTAGGACGTGGGGTTAAATGTACCCTTAAACGTCAACTTCTTAGTCTTAATCTTATTTCCAATACGCTGACCCTGTCCAGCACCCTGAGAAATAACGAGAGACGAAGGATCCACACCAACAGGAAATATGTTGGCAGTGGTAAAGGCAGCGCCAGTAGAAGGAACTTCCAGAACCCTCTGAAAGTTATAGTACTGTTGAGTCTTATTCTCAACATTACGAGCAATCTCTCTACGAATCATAGCCTTCAAAGGAGCTGCTTTACGCTTAGGAGCATAGCTCTTACGCTTGTAAACTCTCTTAGGAGCCTTTCGGCGATAAGTCTTTCGGCGATACATGTTAGTTAATTAATTATGAGACAATGGAAAAACAAGAAGCTCTTCGGCTTCGCTCGGGGTCAATTCTTGTTCTTCTTCTTCAACTAGAACTGGCTCCTCCACCTTCTGAGGATATCCAGTTAATGGCGTAAATATCTTAACTCTTCTCATAATAGCGGCGACAGTCTTTTCATCATCCCAGATTTCTCTAGGATAATATTGAGAAGTAACTATAATCTTCCTGGGTCTAATCTCCTCCATCCCACCTTTAAATTGGGCCTGGAAAGAATAGCGATCAAGCCACCTCTTCATGTCACCACCTTGTTTCACTTGGAACTTATCGAAATCATCGATGCAAACAATTTCTTGGCCATTATAGCCATCCCACCAAGGAGTATTAGGATCCTTAGTGTAAAAAGTACGACCGTATCTAGTACGTACAGACTTAGACTTGCCAGATCCTGTGTCTCCGACAAGCCACTCGTGCTCCATATCACCGTCCAATGTAGATAGGTCTCTGGGCCTTTTCTTGTTAATATGCTCAAGATTCTTGAGCTTAGTAGCATACTCAACCGGATGATCCCGTTTAAGAGTATCCCAATCACCCGCTTCAGAAAGCTTGATGATTTCAGTCCAACGTTCCTTCTCACGTTGGCCTTTCTCCTTAGCATTGAGAGGGCGCTTACCCTTCTCAAAAACTCCATCTGCGTCCTTAGTGCAATATTTATGATTCTGTAAAGCAGAACCTTTTGCAGGAGTCCAATGTGCAGATTTATCAAACTTCTTTTTCATAGTCTCAAAAGACTTCTGAGACTCAAAGAAGACATAACCCTGTAAATGAGGTGTACCCGTAGTAGGAGCCACCTCATGCCCATATACTAAATATGCGCAATCCCAGTGTTGAATAACAACCTCCATTTCAGGAGTGTAGTTGTTAATAGTAAAACACCAACCGTAAGACTTATTGGTAGTTGTCATTTGATTAAATATGAAATTTATCAAAAAGCAAAAAGCAAATACAAATCATGAATGGTTTGTACAAAATATAGAATGCATTCGTATTTTGATTTTGCTTACTAGGTCAAGGGTAATACTAGGACCTTGAC